TCAAAAGCCCAAGCCCTTCGTGTGGACGGCCGACGCGGACCTGATTCTCGGCAAGGTTGAAAGACTTTGTCAACGAATTTCTAACTCAGGACACTAGCAAGACGGTATCGAATCTCGTTGCCTGTGTAAACTCGGTGCGGCGGCATGAGACATCGCCGTATGTGTCGATCATCGTTGTCGATGACGGCGTGAACTGGAGTGGCGAACCGATACGGCGCGACACGTCACGGATCATTCCTGGAGAGAAGCCGTTCATTTACTCTCGCAACTGCAACTTGGGAATCCGGGAAGCCGGCGACGATGACGTCATTCTTCTCAATGACGATGGCTTATTGGAAACGTCGGGTGGATTCACAGCGATGCAGCGCCTGGCACAGCAACATCCGGAATTCGGGGTGATTGGGGCAACCTGCAATGTCGTTGGCAATGTCCGACAACATCCGCAGCCGGGGACCGCGCTTCGCATCGACCCCCGCATGGTGTGCTTCGTTTGCGTCCTGATTCCTCGACGGACCATCGATGTCGTTGGTCTGCTCGACGAGGACTTTACTGCGTATTCCCACCAGGACGACGATTACTGTCTTCGCGTGCGGCGCGCTGGCCTCAAGGTCGGCATTTGCGACGGCTGCTTCGTCGATCACTCCAAACTCACCAGTACGTTTCGATCGTCGGGCGGTCCTGGCGGCGATCTTCGCGCGGGCGAGGCGATTTTCAGAAATAAGTGGGGCACGTATCCGTTTTGAGAAACTGCCGGCACTGTGGCGCGTCACTTCCATGCCTGGCGTGTCGCGCTATTTACAGACAACAATGGGCGGATGCTAACCAGGATAAGGTCCGTGCGCGGAAGAAGGCATACGAAAATCGATTCCCCGAAAGAGTTCGCGAATCGAAACGGAAGAACTACGACGCCAACCGCGACAGGTACATTCGCCAAAATGCAATAAGAAAAGCGGAAAACCGCGAGGCCGTCAACGCGCGATATCGGAAGCTGTATGCGGAAAATCCAATGCCGTTTGTCTTGCGCTCCCGCCGGCGCGATCGAAGAGACGCCAAAGTCGGAGGACGGTTCACTCTTGCAGATAGACAAGCGTTGTTTCAAATCCAGAATGGTCGTTGCGCGAATCCCTACTGTCGCGCAGATCTTTCTGCCGGTGGCTTTCATGCTGACCATAAGATCCCCGTTGTCAAAGGAGGTTCGCACGATGTATCCAACCGCCAGCTTTTGTGTCCCACGTGCAACCATAGGAAGCACGTGTTGACAAACACAGAATGGCTCGCGCGGTTAGCGCAGGAAGCCTTATTATGAACCCCTTCACCGCATCAGCGTTCATATGCGTCCGGAACGAAGAGGACATCCTGCCATGGACGTTGAGGCATCTCGTTGATCAGGGCATCGGTGTCCATATCATCGATAACTGGTCGACGGATCGTAGCGTTGAGATTGCACGGGAATTCCCGCTGGTCGGATTTGAGCGATTCCCTGTCGATGGCGACAGTGGCCGTTTCGCCTGGGCGCAATTACTCCGCCGCGTCGAGGAGTTGGCAGCGGAATCAGCTGCGCAATGGTGCATTTTGCATGACGCTGATGAGATTCGTAGGAGCCCCCGGACGGGCGAAGCGATGATCGAGGCACTCGAACGAATTGATCGGGAAGGTTACAACGCAGCGGATCACCGGTTGCTGTACTTTCATCCTGTGGATGATCTCTATCGGGGCGATCCTGAATCGCATTTCGCGTACTTCTCGGAAGTTGGTGTCGACAATCGGTTGCCTCACATCAAGGCATGGAAGAACGGTGGCCGCGTGTCACTGGCGGACAGCGGGGGACACGAGGCGGTGTTTCCAGGCCGAAAGGTATATCCGGAAAAGCTGATCCTGAAGCACTATCCGATCCGGTCGCGGGAGCAGTTTGAACGCAAGGTTTTGCACGAGCGCATCCCAAGGTTTGACCCTGCGGAGCGCGCGAGAGGCTGGCACGTCCAGTACAACGATGTTGCGCGGACGCGGCAGTGGATGCGGGATCCAGCGACGTTGACAGACATGCGGCAAACCAAGGAGGCATTCTGTTCCCCCCATCGGGCGGCATAGGACTCTTCGGGAGCTACAACAGCCTAGGACTCTACGGATCGCTGGTTGCCTACGGCAGCCTCAAACTCACCGAATCTTCCCCGTCTCAGTCATTCACCGAGCCACTGTCGCTGTCCGAGGTGAAGGCGTATCTGAAAGTGCCCGAGCGATCGCCGGCGGATACCGCCGAAGATGACGGAATCCTGTCGCTCATCACCGCAGCCCGGGAGCAGGCGGAAATTCTGCAGGGCCGGGATCTGGTGCAGAAACAGTTTGACCTGCATCACGACTACTGGCCGTCGTACCGGATGGAACTGCGGGCGCCACTCATATCGGTGGATCTGGTGCAGTATACCGATTCGAATGGCCAAGTGTGGCCGCTTGTTGAGAATACGGACTACGTGGTGGACAAGGCGAAGGAGCCCGGTGTTCTCGTGCCACCGTACAACAAGACGTGGCCGACGTTTCAGCCGTGGCCATCGTCGGCATTGTTGATCCGCTTCACCAGTGGGTACAGCGTGACGAGCGCCTCGTGGGGTGACGCTGGCGCGCGTGTGAAGAACGGGATGAAGCTACTCATTTCCGCTTGGTACAACAACCGGTTGCCGTTTGAGAAGGGCGCGGCTGCGACTCACGAGTACCCATACACCGTCACGTCATGCCTGTCGTTTGGATCGATCGCGCGAGCGCGGTAGTCCATGTTGCTCATCGCCAGAGGTCAACCGGGGGCGGGCTTATTCGGATCGTTCAGAAATTCGGCTCAGGTGATTCCGCATCGACCGGTGCTCACGCTTCTGTCGACGCTGCCATGCGATGATCGCCAAACAATAGATCGATATCGAAGCCAACGCGATTGCAGCGGCGACCACCCACATGGAATCATTCTATACACTCATCCTGGTTCGTCAACTCCGCTAAATGTCGTGGCCATCGATCGATCCAGGCAAGCTGGCTCACCAGATCACGATCCTCCAGCAGACGCGGTCGTCGGATGTCTCCGGAACAGTTGCCGTCTGGACGCCGCTGCTCACCACCTACGCTGCAATAGAGCCGGTTCGTGGCACTGACATCATCCGGTCCGGCCAGGCGACGACGCAGCTGTTCCTGACGGTCACGATCCGGTGGCAGCCGAGCATTCAGCCCAACATGCGCGTGCAGTCGAATAGCGGAACCTACGTGATTCAGTCGATTGAGAATCCGGGCGAACGAAACATTCTGCTGATTTTGAACTGCCTGGGACTGGGAGCGAACGAATAACGATGGACGTCACGGTTAAGGTTGAAGGCCTCGAGGGAGTCGAGGATGCGCTCAGTCAGGCAGGACCGAAGCTCGCCAAGCGTGCACTGCGCAAGGCGCTGATGGCAGGCGGCCAGGTGCTCGTCGATGCCGCGAAAGATCGCGCGCCTGTATTGAAGGATCCGACTACCCACCGGCAACCCGGCGAACTGCGCGATGCGATCACTATGCAGGTGAAGCTCTCGGCGAAGGAAGAATCCGGCACGGTCCATGTTGGTGCCGAGTACAAGAAGTCGGAAGGCAGCCAGTCACCGGGCGTCTATGGGATGTTCGTTGAATTCGGCAGCGTCCACAATCCGCGGCCGGAACCTTTCATGCGCCCTGCGTTCGATGACGCGGCACCGCGTGCCCAGGAAGCGTTTACCGAAATGATGCGGGATGCGGTCGAGTCGCTCAAATCATGATCGAGCAGGGTCTCGTCGCCTTGGTACAGGGTGATGCCCGGGTATTTAGCGTTTGTTCTGCCGGCGGGTTCTTCGCTGAGTTACCCAAGGGACAAGCCTTGCCGAGTTGGACCTACACGTTTGTGTCGGATGTGCCGCTATACTCGCTCGATGGTCCCAACCCACTCGCCATGCGCCGCCTACAGATTGACAGTTTCGGCACGGTGGCGGCGGATTCGATCCGTTTGGCTGCGGCAATTGATGGTGTGCTGAGTGGATATGCCGGCCCATTGTCCGATCCCGACCACACCGTCGTCCAGGGTTGCTTCCGGTCCAACCTGATCGATTTCTTTGACAATGCCAGTCGCACCTACCGGCGAATGCTCGAATACGAACTCTGGTTCTACAACTAACAAGGAGACAACGCCTATGTCCGCTACCCAAGCCTCGCTCGGCTACGGCTCGAAGTTCTTCACCGGCGTCACCGGCAGCCCGATCACTTACAACGCGGTGCTCGAAATCGCCAGCATCACTATGACCGACTACACCGTGAGCGAGGTCGATGCCACGCATCTGCAATCCCCTAACGCGACAGAAGAAACGATCCCAGGGCTGATCAAGACCGGCACCATCGAACTCACGGGGAACTATCTCGGTGACACGACGCAGCAGGAACTCGATACGTTGGGCCAGGCGCGTACCGTGTTTCCATGGAAGATCACGGCGCCGGCCGCTGGAACCACGGTGCTAACCGCGACCGGATCCGGCTTCATCAACAAGATGGAGAAGGGGCCGTTTGAGTCCAACAAGAAGTCGGATATCAAGGTGTCGATCAAGATCACCGGCCCAATCGCGTACGCCATTGCCTGATTCCGGAGACCTTCATGCCCGAAACGACCGCTGAAAAACTCATTAAGAAGGTAGAGATCCGCCTCGATGGCAAGAACTGGCCCATTGTCATCACGCACAACGTGCTGATCGAGTGCGAAGACCTGACGGGGCTGAATGTACTTGCCGGCGAGGTGAACCTCGTGCGGCCATCGGCGAAGTTGGTGCGAGGGTTACTCTATCTCGCGCTGAAGCGTGCCGACGCCAAGTACACACTGGCAGAAGTCGGGGATTTGATTACGCCGCACAACATTGTGAAAGTTCAGGAAGCGCTGCTGACGGCGTGGGCGGCATCAATGCCGGACGAAGAGGACTCGAACGAGGATCGCCCTACGAGGGCGGCCGAGTAAGGCCGCTACTCACTTGGCTTGAAGCGTGGGCGATTGCCCGGCAGGACCTAGGGCTGTTGGACGCGGAGTGGCTGGAGATGACTCCGCGGCAGCTTTTCGCATTGCGCAAACGGCAGGTGGAACGGATGCAGCGCGAGGAGTTGCTAGTCGGCATCCTGGCATCGACGTCTGCCAACTTCTCTTTCTGTCGTCCGGAAAAGCCGCTCACTCCGGAATCGTTCATGTTGCATCCCCTGAAGACTGCACCTGTGGAGGCGTCCACTCCCGGCGAACGTCTGCTGGCGGTGCTTCAAGCGTTGCCTCCCGGTGCGGTGAAACAGGTCGTGCTCAGTAGCGAATAAAGAAGGTCTGGTGAGCTACCAATTTGAAGTATCACCGCCAAGTAAGGAGAAAACTGAAGCGATGAAGATCGAAGCTGTCGTCACCTGCGTCAACTGTTCGGACTTCCTGGCGCATACCCTGATGATGAATCGGAGCCTTTTCGACAAGATCATCGTAGTCACGGCACCGGAGGACAAGGCGACACCGCGAATCTGCGATTACTGGTGCGTTGAGTGCCATTCGACGGATGCTTTCAACTCACGGTGGGGTCAATTCAAGAAAGGCTGCGGCATCAACCAAGGGCTGGATCGCCTGGCGCTCGACGGCTGGGTCTGTCACATGGATGCGGACATTGCGCTGCCGCCCAACACTCGCGATGCGCTCGAGAAGGCGGACCTCGATTCCGAGATGGTGTACGGCATTGATCGGGTGGAATGCAAGAGCTACGAAGCGTGGCAACGGTTTATCGGCAATCCCGAGCGCAATGTGGATGGCGGAGGATGGTTCATCCACACGACGCACAGCCCATTCCAGTTGGCCACCCGCGTCAGTTTCGGCAATGATGGCGGATTCATTCCGATCGGTTTCTTTCAGCTTTGGAATCCGAACGGCAGCGGCGTGACACGGTATCTGGAGGGTCATACCGAAGCCGGCCGGGAAGACTCCATGTTCACCGCACAGTGGCCACGAAGGAAGCGGGGCTTCATCCCGGAGGTGACCGCCTATCACCTGGAATCCGAAGCTGCGGAAATGGCAGTTAACTGGAAGGGGAGGAAAACGAAACCCTTCTCGATTGACTCGGTGAAGTGATGCCCGTATTGTTTCGCATGGAATCGTGTTTTGGTCCGGTGAGTAGTGGTCAAAACTGACCCTACGGACGCCGTCGCCAACGCTCAAGGCGTCGGATACGCGTTGGAATCCGAGGTGAGGCTTCCAGCGTCCGTTTTGGCAGCGACAATCCGTCCCGAAAGGTGTCCTTTGTGAAACACGCTAAGGTAACCACACTTATGACGAAATCGTTGATCTCGATGACCCTATGATCGGCTCTGTAGATTGTTTGCGCGATTCTTACGTCGCTTCTAACAGCGAGCCCGCAGAATTTTCCGTTCGGCAACGGACACTTTGCCAGTTGGTTCCGCTCCGCACTGTTCCGTCACGATCTCTTCGCCACACTCCTGAACATCAACTGAAAACATGGCAAACGAACGCTCTAACCACTGGACATTGATCATGCGGTCGTCAGCCGCTGCAACCTCTGTCACATAGACAACCGCGCCCGAAGGGACCGTTTCCGCTACCTGTTTGCCGTCCATGGTTTCAAGACCGAGAACATTTTTGTTTAGGCGAAAGGATTTACCGAAAAGCATATGTGTCCTTTCTTGCACTTGAAGATTGCTCTCCTAGGCCTATTTGGGGTGCATGTGCCGGGCCTACGGTACGATCCTGCCTTTACCGATGAGATATTGGCGTAAAGCGAATATCGAGACCTCGCCGAACGGCTTTCCACCTCTTTGTAATTGCTTTCACGCCTGCCGGTCGCAGCTTCTTTTCTGTGTCGCTACGTTCCGCTAATCTTGGGGTAGCCATGGCTTCAGGATGGGCAGAGTGCAGCGACAAGCAACATTTCATGCGCGCCTACCAGAAAGCCACCGTAGGGTTTTCCAGTGCTGTCATGCTCCTTAATCAGAAAATAAGAACGACGCCAAAGGACGAATACGAGCGGCTGGCACGTGCCGTGGATGAAGCGCGGCCCAGGTCCGAACAAGCCCGCCGTGCGCTTGAACAGCATATTGCAGTCCATCATTGCTAACAGCGCCGTGTTTCACAAAGGCGGGTTTCGAGATGAGGGGTGAAAGCCAATAAAATCAATGTCCGCAGCGTCCCGGCGCTGATCGCGGGCATCATATACCTGCCGATGTTTTCCGGCAAAACCCATACCGGAAACTAGCCAGTCGGCGGGCGGTCAATCTCTGGTAACGTCCACTGAGCGGCACACTAAAGGGGTTATTTCCGGATCGCGCGTGATCCAGGAGTTATCCATCGTAGAGTGAGACCGAGAAGCCTCTGTGTTTCGCTTCGAGATTGGCATACTATGTTGAGCGGAATGCCACGGTCATCTCAAGACCAAATTACACTTCGAAAGATCGGCGTCAACGATTGGTCGCTGTGGCGAAAATTGAGGTTGCAGGCACTGGAGGAAGCACCATACGCCTTCGGTTCGAAACTCGCCGATTGGCAGGGTCGGGGCGATACTGAGACGCGGTGGCGCGGAAGGCTTTCGGACGTGCCACTCAATATCATTGCTGAGTGGCAAAAGGCGGCGGCCGGTATGGCCAGCGCCACTGCTCCGGGTTCGGACGGCGAGGTTGAACTTCTCTCGATGTGGGTGGCGCCCTTCGCTCGGGGGCACGGCGTTGGTGATGCACTGGTCAATGCGGTCATTAAGTGGGCCGGTGAACAACAAGCTTCCAGAGTCGCTCTTGCGGTTTTCGAAAGTAACGAGCGCGCCTTTGCCCTTTATCGACGACATGGATTTATCGAGGCCGGTGACCGTGTCGGTGGCGGCTCCAGTACCGTCGCAGAACGCAAGATGATGCGAGATCTAAGGTAGCGCCTGTCGCTCAATCTAATGCCGCGAATATGCGGAGCGCGTTCCGAGCAGATCGGCGACTCGTATGAAGCCTGTAGCGATGAGTGTGGCCGCGACCTCTGAACGAGTAACCGTAGCCTGCTCCCGCGGTCCCTCCGCAATCAATCCGAAGGTGATACGATGCCCAAAAAAGGCACTAATGACTCCCCACTCAACCATCGGGCACTACCGCATCACCAGCAAGCTCGGCGAGGGGGGCATGGGCGCCGTCTATCGCGCCATAGACACCAGACTCAATCGCGAGGTGGCCGTAAAGGTGCTGCCCGAAGCCTTCGCGCAGGATGGTGACCGCCTGGCCCGTTTTCAGCGGGAAGCCCAGGTGCTGGCCAGTATGAATCACCCTAATATCGCCGCGATCTATGGCACTGAGGAACAGGCGATCGTGATGGAACTGGTCGAAGGCCCCGTGCTTTCCGGTCCTCTTGATTTCGAGACTGCCCTGCCGCTCATCCATCAGTTGATTGACGCTCTCGAATACGCCCATGAGAGAGGTGTGGTGCATCGCGACCTCAAGCCGGCCAACATTAAGATCACACCCGAAGGCCGCGTCAAGGTGCTGGATTTCGGCCTCGCTAAAGCACTCTCCACCGATACCCCTTCAGGCAATCCCGCGTCTTCCCCCACTCTCACAATGCGCGCCACCATGTCCGGCGTGATCATGGGTACCGCCGCGTATATGTCTCCCGAACAGGCGCGTGGTCAAAACGTGGATAAACGCGCCGACATCTGGGCTTTCGGCGTAGTCGTGTATGAGATGCTCACCGGCCGCCGGGCTTTCGGCGGCGCCACCGTTTCCGAAACACTGGCCTCCGTGCTGAAGGAAGAGCCAGACCTGGAATTAGTGCCCGCGCAGGCACGCACGCTGGTGAGGCATTGCTTGGAAAAGGATCCCCGGCGGCGCATGCGCGACATCGGCGATGCGCGCCTGCTTCTCAAGGATGCGCAGGAAATGACTGCCGAGCCTCCAGTTCAGGTCCCGCGACGACCGGTCGTGCTGTGGAGCCTGCTTGGAGCCGTGGTTCTCATCGCCGCCGCATTGGGCGCCGGCCTCTGGCGCGCCACGCGGCCGGCGGACCGGCCCCTCACATGGCTCAGCGTTGACCTCGGTCCTGACGTCCGAGCTGGCCGGGATTTCACTGCTGCCATCTCACCGGATGGAACCCGCCTCGTTTTTCCCATTGGTGACTCCGGCGCTTCCCGGCTGGCCGTACGGTCGCTAGGGCAGCCAAATGCCACTCCGCTAGCGGGAACCGAAGACGGATTCAACCCCTTCTTTTCGCCCAATGGCGAATGGGTCGCATTCGGCGGCGCCGGCCGCAAGCTGAAAAAGATCTCTATCCACGGAGGGCCGGTGACGACGCTGTGTGATGCCGCCTCCGTTCGCGGCGGGACATGGGGCGACGATGGCTTCATCGTTGCGGCGTTAAGCAGCACCGCCGAACTCTCGCGGGTTCCCGAGAACGGTGGATCACCGCAGCCTCTCACCAAGCTCGAAAACGGCGAGGTGACCCACCGCTGGCCGCAGATCCTGCCTGGGAGTAAGGTCGTCGTGTTCTCGGCGAGCAGCCACTATTCGAACTGGGAGGACGCGCACGTTGAAGTTTTGTCGTTGAAGACCGGGCAGCGAAAGACGGTGGTGCCCGGTGGGTTTTATGGGCGGTATCTGCCCAGCGGCCACCTAATCTACCGCCGCGGAGGAGCGTTGTATGGAATGCCCTTCGATATCGGCCGCCTGGAGCCGGCGGGTCCGCCGGCCACCCTTCTGGAGGGCATCGCCGCCAGCAGTTACGGCGGCGGCCAATTTGATTTCTCACGCAATGGCACGCTCGTTTATCTGGCTGGAAATACAT